CTTTCTTGGGGCTTTTATATCCGCTTCTGGCGCAAGAATTAGAGAAAAAACGGACATTAGAGGTATGTTACCACAAACTGGCATTAGTGGAGCCGCATTTGAAAAAATGTTTGGTAAAAAATATCGATATGGTGCATCTGGAGGTGGTGTAAGAAGCACTGGAGGTGGGTATGATAGTGATATGTCAAAATCAATGGAAGAGAAGCTTACTCGCCTTGGTTTTGATATGAAGATAATGGCAAAAAATAGTGTTGTTTTCCCTGCAATGGCAAGAGATATCAATGTCATGCGGTTGAATATGCAAAAGTTGGTTAAGTTGGCTGGTGGCAGTCCAACAAAATCAGCAGACATGTTCTTTAAAAGAGCCGGTGATAGAGAAGCGCAGTATGAGGGGCAATACAAAAAAAATAGTGGTGCATTAGCGCCAACACCAGTTGATAGTAGTAAAAAAGAGGGCGGAGGTATTTTTGATTTGTTTAAATTTGTACTTAAAGCTGGTTTATTAACTGGTTTATTAGCATCTATAGGTAAGTATTTTGAGGGTGGTGAATTTAAAAAGAGTGTGGATAATATGCTAAACAGTATATTCACAACTATATTTGGTGAAGACTATAAAAAAAATATTTTAGATGGCGCTAAAATTCTTGGCGGTGCAATTTTAGCAATTAAAGCTGGTTTTGTTATATTCGAACTTGCTATTGCAGCTGCAACTAGAAAGATGTTCGCATTTGCAGCCGGAGCACCAGGCGGTGGTGCTGGTGCCGCAGGTGGAAAAAAAGGCGGAAAATTTGGTGGTGCTGGTAAATTTGCACTATTATTGGGCGCTGGTTTAACAACAGTTCAAATCTATGAGATGTTTGGTGGCAAAGAACAAGCAGAAGATGCACTAGGGGAGAAGATCACGGGTGGTGAAACTTTAGGTGCTCCAGGTGCAGCGCCAACTTCAGAATCAGTATCACAAACATCAACTGCTGAAAAAGTTGGAACAGCTGCAAGTTTAGGATTGCAGACTGCGTTTGCAGCTTCTATGATAAGACCATTGCCTGGTGGAGCAGCATCAACATCACCAACAGCAGCTGGAAAATCACTCAGCAGTTTTGGCACTGTTGGTGAAAATAGAGAGATGACTAAAAATAAAGGTCTATGGAAAAAAATTATTGATGTTATTACTAAAGTTGTACAAAAAGGTGCATCAGTAAGCATGGTTTCAAAGTTTTCAGCTAAGTTTGGTTTTTGGGCTGGTGCTAAATTTGCAACTGTTGTAGCTGGTGTTGCTGCTGCGCCATTTTCCGCTGGTTTTTCTCTATTAGTTTCTGCGTTGGGTGCATTATTACTTGTTTATGATGTTTATCAAATCTATGATTTTTTTGTTGCTTTAGAAAAAGAAATGGATGAAGATGAAAAAAATTCTGCAATAATTAGAGAAGAATCTGCAACTGCAATTACACCATCATCAACTGCAACTCAAGTGTCAAATACTGGTGGTGCAGCTTCAGTTTCAAGAACACCAACTAGAAATGCTGGTGGCGCAGCTTTAGCTTCAACATCACCATCACCAGCTTCTGGTGATTCAAGAACAGCAATAGAAGACTATTTGGGTCGTAAAATTAATGATCAAGAGCATGATATGTTAATGCGAGCTGTTTATGCAGAAGCAAGTGCAAATAAAAATGAATATGCCAATGTAATGGCAGTTATTTTGAATAGAACTAGAAAAAATGGCGGAACTATCATTGACACATTGAGTGAACGAAATGCATTTCAAGCAGTAACAGGCACGAGTAAAAACGGACATCAACCTAGCCCAAACTTTATTCGAGGCCCAAATGAAAAATCAGCCGCAATGATTAACGAAAGTGCTTCTTCTTTACCTGGCATATCTAAAAGCTTAGATTCATTTTCAGCTGCAAATAGAAACGCATATGGCCCAGGAACTAGTATTGCATGGTTAGATAAATTACAAGCTGGTGGCGGTAAACAAATAGGACAAACTGTTTTTGCTGAGAACATGTATCGTGGAGGCGGAGGTGGTGGTGCGATGCCTGCAGCTGCAACAGCATTAGCGTCTGCGCCAAATACTGGAAATGCTTTGTTGGATATTTTTGCTGGTTACACAAAATATAAAGAAGATTCTATGAAGCAAGGTGGAGGTTCAACAGTTGTTAATGCACCAGTTACCAATATTGCTCAAAATGGTGGTGGCGGTGGTTCAGGTTCTGCTACGCCTTATAATACAGATATGATGAAGTATCTGTTAAGACCAGTTACATAATAAAAAAACCCCGCACAAGGCGGGGTTTAATTTGCACAAAAGATTTTACTCTTTTTCTGCTAAAGACTTAAAGTAATCCAAGTCTTCGTCATCATGTTCAACAATCTTTTTATCGATTACTGAAACATCGTCATCATCAAACTTTTTAAAGACTGCATCTTCTGCCTTAGTCTTTACAAAAGAACCACCATCAAAACCCAAAACCTTATCAAGCTTTGCCTTCAATACTTCATATGACTTGAAGTTAGATGGATCGGTAAATTCCTTTAGAGAGTATTCTTTCTTCCAGAGCGTTTCAAGTTTCTCATCATCACCATCAAGTAATGCAGACTTATCAGCAAATTCTGATTTATCATAGTTGCGATAGCCTTCAACATTACGAATCTTCAACTTGAAGTTAGCACCTTCCCACATATCAAATGGGTTGATTGGTGTTTCATCAGCAAACTCGGGATTCATCGCCTCTGTAAGCTTATCAAAGATTTTCTTACCAAACTTAAACAGTTTGATTTGACCTTCGTTTGATGGATTACTTGGGTCTGATACAACCAGAATGTTAGCAATGTAATGCAAACGGCGTTTTTGTTTCCGTGCAATTTCTTTGTTTGCTTCGATGCCAGAATTCCATAATGTAGTGTTATACTCTGATACTGGATCTTTTTGATTGAGAGTTGTCAGAGAGTTTTCAATGTACCAACCGCCTGGACCTTGAAATCCATGGTCAAATCTACGAACCCAAGGTAGTGCATCATCACCGTCTACCGCAGGTGCTGGAAGAAAGCGAATAACTGCCATGCCATTGCCTGCTTTATCAACAGTAGGTTGCCAGAGTCTGGTATCATCTTTTGATCCAGCTTCTTTAGAAGCGGGGGATGCGGAGTCTTCAATTGCTTTGGTTAGTTTATCCAAATCATTGCGACTGCGTTTGAGGTTTGCGAAAGAACTCATATATTATTTCCTTGTATAAAATGTATATTTTTGTATAGCGTTTTGTTCACAGTATCATTATATCAAATTATTTAGTTGCTTTGCAAGCAGACTATTTAATTTTTACACAGTTTCACCGATATTTGTGTGAAGTATACCGATGCCACCTGTCTTGTTGAAGGCAACAATTACACCTTCTTAATCATCAATCACCTTCTTCAATATAAGTTTATATTTTACACTATCCTTGGGGAGAAATGTGGCATACTTGGTGCATTTTCGCCTGTATTCTGGCCACCGAATATTGTCTGTTATCTTCTTAGACCACATAGGAAAGAATCCAAGAATGTCATTAAGAATACACAAGGTTTCAATCTGTATATCTCTCTGTAAAGTCTTTGTCAATAGACTAGGATAGTCACCATCATGCACAACAATCAAGTCATTAGGGTTAGAACAACCATCAAATACCTTTGTTAAATCATTCTCAAATGTATACGACAGCGATTGAATTACCTTTTGTCGTTTTCGGTAATTCATATCTGCTTCTTCCATCAATAGGTTACCCACCCAAGACTTTTCATCTTCTACAAAATTGGCAACAACAAAATTAATTAAATCATCTTTGTTATTACATTTACGAGAAAGTTTGTAAAAAAAATACTTATCTTTTCTATTTTCAAAAGCGGTTACACTAACATTGGTCTTGCCATTATATTTCAAATAGTCGTAAGAATCCGATGTAAAGTGTAACTTGAGTGCCTGATAAATTTCAAATGTTTGATAGCCTGTCATATGGGCAATCTAGCACCCTTGTCTTTTAGCATATTATTATCCATTGCGTTAGCTTCAATTTTTGATTTAAGGTTAGAGTTAATCAATGTTGCAGCTACTTCAATTTCAAGACCAGTTGTCTTACAGTGGTCAACAATTGCTTCTATGTAATTGTAATCAGTATTTGCAACAAGGTGCTCTATTGACTTAGCAAATTTTAACATCTCATCTTTAGTAGGCATCGTTGCCTATTGCACACTTAACATTCCAGCAGGTTTGATATTTCATTTTATCTAAATTAATACCGCAAACTGAACAATCCTCAATTGATTGAACAGTCATTGGACCTTTCATCAATTCATTCACTGTCCATTGCATTCCGACAGATGGTGCAAAATTATATGATTCTTCACTCAATTCATTTACCTCTTCAGTTGAACTACTTCTTGGAAATGGCCAGTTAGGATGCCACTCTGGATCAGATTGCGTATCTTGAATAGTTGATTCTTCTGGTGATACATCAAACTCTTCATTATACCATTCTGGTCCACAAGCATCTTCATCCACAAAGTCTAAAACACCTGATGGATAAAAACCTGAACCACGGAGAAACATTTGAAATTGATCCAGAATATCAGGAAGCGAATTTGTACTAAATTCAAAAGTAGTTTCTGCATTACGGCCAGAAACATTGTCTATTTGTTTAAAAATATATTTCATTTTACAATCGTTTCATATAGAGTTTCAAATTGGTCTTGCACAGCAACCTCTTCATCATAGTTCTGTTTAAAATACACCTTTGCCATTTTAGCTACAATCTTCTTTGGTAATTGTAACTGTTTACTAATGTCCGCAATTGCTTCACGGATATAATCTTTCTCACTCTGAGATCGTGCCATTGAATCGGACACCTCACGGATTACTTTCAACAACTTTTCACGGTCTGCTGGATTTGAAATTTCATTAACACTCATTTGCTGAATAGCCATAATATACTCCTAAAAAAATTATTTCTTAATTGTTACACCTGTAACACCTGCATTGTGAAATTGTGCTGATGAAGCAAAAACCACACAAATAATATCATCACTCTTTGCATATGAGCATCTTACTGATAATGGGTCAATGCCTTTTGTAATTGCAACATCAATGTTCTGTGCCATGAGACTTCTATCGATTATATTGTAATAAGCTAATCCAAATATTGCTGCCAATAACACGAATGTCAATGATACAGTAGTTGATGTTGGGTATCCTAATTTAGCTGGCATTTTTACATTCCTCTTCTAGTATAAAATATGTGGCGACCAATAACGGCAGTTGTTCGCATGTTTTTCCATCCAGGATTAACATAGTCAGCATGATAAAATAAAGCACCATTGGATGGATCTATCATTCGTTCATAATTGATATAGATGCTTACTGCTAACTCTCTAATACCATTATACAACAAATTGGGGGTGGATGTCAAGCTTTTTTCAGTGGAAATGCGGTAAGGTTTATCTTCGCAATACCAAGAAAACTGGCAAACATTCCTATTTTTTTGTTTCACTACGCCACAGATATCTGTTTTAAATAAACCGGAATTAACTCTGTTTAAGGTAACAAACGCAACAGCAATCTGCCCCTGTTTTGGTTCATGGGCAGATTCAAAGTAAATGTTTTCGGCTAGACATTCAACTTCTTCTTTTGCTTGTGGTGACAAGCTGTTGAATTTGGTTTTAAAAGGCATGTCATGTCTTATCTGTGATGCCATTCCAAAACTTATTGTAAGTATCACCATGACAGTGATAATACAAATTAAAAAACTGGATTTCATTCTTACTCCTTTGTGTTGAAAGGAGAGCGCACTCAAAACAGTGCGATCTCCTCACCCATCAGGTGGTAGACTTTTTGCTTAGTTTGATTGTATCGGGTGTTATATTAGAAACGAAACCATTGAGCGTTGCTGCCTTTGCTATGATTTCACTTTCCAGTGGGTATGGAGGAAATCCAGGATGATCCGGAATAACTCCACCATTGATTTTGATTGCTTCGACCTTTGCTGCCCAGTCGTTGCTTACTACTTCTCGCTTACCATAGTAATCCTCGGTAAGCATGTCCTTGGACATTTTTAAAAGCTCAAGTCTGATTTCAAACGGTGTTAGATTTGACATATTGTTTCTCCTGTGTGTGTAGTGTGTGTCACCAGCGATTTGTGTGATTGCTGGTTACTTATTTATAAGCGATTTAATCTCATAGGAATTGTAAAACTTAGGTCCAAAGGCCCTCGTAATATTTACCAAACAAACGAAAGCCATTTGTAATTCGCTTTTGTACTTCTTGCATGCCATCAATATCTAATGTATAGGTATGTTTTGGTCCGTCAACCCATTGATACATTGTTGCTTTACCATTCTCATCCCATTTGCAAGCAACTGTCTTTTTATCAAATTCACCAGAACGAAACTTTTCTTCCCATGTATCATCAGCTTTACATTCAAAAGCAAAAATCATTTCACCAACAACATAATCCCATCTTTTGAAATGATTCTCATCGATATCCCACTCATTTTCTTTTGGTGGTGCTGATGTAGATTTTAACTCTTCTGGTACATCTTCATCATCAACAAAAGGTGCACCATGTTTATCTTTTTGTAATTGGTTCAACATTGGCAAAATGATATCTGCTAAGGTATGATCCATTGACCAAGTATCATATCGATCAATTTTCACATAGTTAATATGTGGATGAACAAAGTCAAGAAACTTTTGCCATGCGATACAAAATGGGTTTAAAAAATTAATCAATTTGATATATTTTCCTGTACCAGTGTCTTCAAGGTCATAAAATACATCTTCATCTTTTTCCCAAAAACAAACTGTTTTGAGAATCTCATATGGTGATACCCAATGATGCCGGTAATTACTTTTATAAATTTTCACTCTGTTTCCTTGTATGATTTAAACTTATCGTCATTACGAACATCAGAGATTCTTTTTCTTCCAGCTGAATTACCCAGCCATCTAAACTGCGTACACATGGTACATTTACAACTTCTTCTTGGTTTTTTTCTTTTATAGTTTGCCATTACTTTAGAAATAGAATATATGTTGAATAGGCGAACAAGGCCATTATACACACTTTTGCAATCAATGTCAATAGATAAAACAATTGAATACGGAAAAGATACAACATGCAAAATAATAAAAATATAAACAGCAATTCATTACCATTTATCGAAGAATTTTCAATCTTCGTAATTGCTGGTTCTGCCGCAATCTTAATTTCTTCAATTGGTTCTATACGAACATTTTCTAAAATCAAAGGCACAACATCACTCCATCATAATATAAAAGGTTGGTTATTCTGTTACTAGGAAACCAACCAAAACCCTAAGCGGCTGTTAGGCTGCTAATGCGTACTCATAAGAGCTATCGTTTGCATTTACGTTTTTTGCTTGATTAACGGTCATCGCCTACCGTGCTGTCCGCTCTGTTACTCTTTGCCCTGTCGAAACTATTCTCCCCCATCAAAAGCATTGTAGATGATTGATCCGTTACACTTCTGCTACAACAGATGGCGCCGTGATTGAATCTCATGCTTTTGGTGGAGGAGGGGGAATTTGCATCCCCGTCCAGAACACTTTTCTCTTTACTTCATACAGCAATATCACGCCAGTATTTATCAATGAATTGATTCAATTCTGGCAAATATTCTTTCTTGTCTTTCACAAATACTTGTGGCACTTCTTCTTCGGTTGCAATTGCTACCACAATCTTATTGATTGGTCTATTTGTAATTTCACCAAACATCTCAGCATAAGCTGAACATTGCATGAAGTAATTACGAATGTAACCTTCTTGTTTTTCCTTTGTGGAAGATTTGAAGTCAATCACTGACAACTCACCATCCCATTCTGCAATCAAGTCAACACGACCTGCCAATCTCAAACTGTTACTATACAATGCCTGCTCAAGGCAATATACATCACCAACATGCTTATCTAACTTTGGTCTCAATTGACCAAACATCATTTTATCTAACGGCATTAGTGTCTGCCGTTTCATTTCAGTCAATTCACCAAGAATATACTTCTCACATAAAAAATGCAATTGAGTACCACGGCGAGAAGCACGACCTGCAATTTTATTTGCTTCTTCAGCACCAACTCTTTGTCTCCATTCCATGATTGCTTTCTTACTGTAGGAAGACAATACAGTAGTAACGGAAGGATACCTTGCACCATTTGGCGTTACATACTTTCTTCCAGATTCAGTAGTTTCTGCTTTTAAGTCAAAATCTAATTCCGGTAATTTTATAAAGTTAAAGGTCATTTAATATTTTTCGTCATCTTGTCGGTATACTTTTTTACAATGTCTCTTGTCTTTGCTTCTTTTGCTGACCGTCTACCATGCCTATCTGCAACAGAACTATTTGGATATTTCTCAGCAATTTTAGAAAGCACCTCTTTGAAACCATCAGGTACTTTTCCTGTTGTTGATACACTTGACACTAGCATTGGTGTGGATATCACCGGTTGAATATGAGGATTGCTTAAAAGAAATTCTTCTCTCTCACTAATCTTCATAATCGTTTCAAAAATTTCATCTGTTTTCGTATCTAAAAATTCATAAGTTGGCATTGTACCATCCTGGTGGGCTTCTCTTTTTCCATGACGCTAAATGCATCTTGTTGTTTATATAGTAGTTACGATAAGACTTGATAGAATCACCTGCAACTTTCACTTCATCAGGCATCGCAGGAGTTGGTTCAGTAAATTCACTTTTCAAAATATTCTTTGGTCGATAACTTAATGCATCAGAAAGTTTTTCACATGCATGAGTTTTACCATAACGATAGGTATACTCATCCATCAATGCACCAAACAACCGATACAACCAAGCATAATTTGCATCAGACTGTCTCACCCAAACTGCTGAAGGATGATGAATATGGGTAGCCTTATACAATATATGCTCACGGCTATCTGATAAAGTCCAGAATTTCTTTTTTCTTCCTGTAGCAGAAAGACCACTAAGTTCTACACCATCAAGCACACGATGGGCAGTAGAAAGTAATTGAGCATATTCTAAAATCATTTTAACTGAATGACGATCCATATGCCATTCGGCACATTCTTTTGGGTCGTGTGATAGGTAAAAGATGTTTATGGCATTTCCTCATTGAGCATCATCTTCTTTTTCTTCATGCCACCCTTGTGTTTCTTGTTAATTTCTTCAATGGCATTGTTTTCTTGATCATCATTAGAAATGATATCCCACAGATCATTAAATTCACTTCGCAAATTCACATGGATGTCACTTAAAGAATCTTCAACGTGCCACAAAGCATTACGAATGTCTTCTTCACTACTTTCTTCTGCGCCACTTGCAAGTACACTAAACAAAGACCGCAGCGTTTCAAGCCGGATAATTTGTTCCTCTAATCTATTTAATTCTGACCAATATTTCATTACCATTCTCCGTTATCTATCCACATTCTAACAGTTAAAAACAAAAATGTCAAGCTGCAAGTGTATTCTGCTGAACCCCATTCACTGTTCGTTTCATTTCTAAACCAAGGCCAAACTTTCCAATGTAATGGGTTTAATTGAAATATTACACTTGCACCACTATATCTAATATAACCTTTTATCATTGTACGGGTCTTACATCAATTACAAGATTTTGAACTTCTGGTTCAACTTTTGTAATACCAACTCTCTCTGAATTGATTTCTTTTTCTAATTCACGGAAAGCTTTAGATGCCGATAATTTTGTTTCTAATTGGCGATTTCGTTTGATTTCAGCCATTAACAATTTGTTGGTGTCATCTACGGAATAACGCAATTGTATCCATGCTCTATATCCTTCGTGTTCATGTTGAATTTTGAAATTAGTATTTTGAATGCCGATCAAATTTACTTTGTTGACAATCAATTTTGTGGTACGGTCAATTTCACGCATGACACTAGAATCGTCACCAACTTCTACTGCATAGTCTTTCATCACCGTACTAACATGTGACGAAAAATTGGAAGCAAGTTGTCGTTTAGCAGACAATGTTGCTTTATCAACAGCATACTGCATATCTTTAGAATACTCTGAGGCAACAGCATACAAAGCGCCATCTGTATTCTTTTCAGTGTACCAAGGAGGATATTTCACTTCATCACCTCGTTTGGGTGAAGGTGTAAACACATTCTTAGATTCAACTTCAACACCATACTTAATGCTACCACAGGCTGATAGCGCTAAAACTAACGGCAACATAACAAAATGCTTTTTCATTTTAATTTCCTATCACTTTACAATATTAACATCACGATTTACAACTTTGCGGCTTTGAAATGGTATAGAATATATTAGGCTTTGCATTTCATTTTGTGAATAACTAGTCTGCATATCAACCACATTTTCGGTAAATAAAAACATTATCATTTCTTTTGACTGTTGTTGCCCATCAGGCAAGACTGCAATGATTTTATTAGTATTGGTAGATGGTATCACAAATTCTTTGTTATGTGAGGCAATCTTTACTGAATAAATCTTTGAGTAAACACCATTGTAAAAATTAAATGCGGTCAAATAACCAGTTCGATTAGATGTGCCTCTGAATTTAATTTCATCATTTTCTCGTAAATTAAAGAAGTCTTCATTTAGAGAAATGTTAATTGTGTTCTTTATCTTCTGTACATCAGCAACAATAGAAACAATACAAGATGTGTATCCTGGATTTTCTATCGTACTTACATCTTTTGAAATTATGGTTTTTATTTCACCTTTAATTTTATTGTGGGTGTTCTTCTGCATTTCACAAGATTCGTTTTGGCATATTTCATAAGCAAGTGATTCAATTTGCTCACCAACATATCTTGTTATAGCATGTTCTTTTGCTTTCTCTTCAGCTGCTTGACATGCAAAGTTTTGTGTAGTGTCCGGACCATACCGATACTCACCAACACCAAGAGTTTTCTCGGCACTGGCAAATAATGGTATCATCAGTAAACAAAACAAAGTTTTTTTCATCAATAAACTACATCAGGGTGAACAATAATATTCAAATCTTGCAACTTTCCCGTTAGCAAATTTATTAGGCGGTAACTTCTGTCACCGTCATTTCTTCAACAACAGGTTCTGAAACTTCTCTCTTCACTTCCGTTGCACCCAAATCCTTTAACTTGGTCACGGCACCAGTTTGCTTCAAATACTCTTTAACCTTAGAAACAGCAATAAGGTCGTTTGGATTAATCAACTGATAACCAGCAACTTTGCGGCCGTCTTTGACAACTTTAATTATGCCGTTCATCTTTGTTTTAATTGCCCACATGTAGGTGGACAACTTATACATTTGAATTTGGTCACCCAAGAGAGCTTCAATCTCATCTCTGGTTACAATCTTACCTGAAATCATTACGGTCACAAGCTTTTGTGTGTGATTCAATCGTACTGTTTTCACCTTAGGTGTCTTTACTACTTTGGACTTTGCCATTTATTTCTCCATTATCAATTTAAGAATTTCAATTATAACACATATAGGCGAACTTGTCAAGAGGCATCGCCGGCGTTTGCCTCATTCAGTCTCTTCAACGTAGCAAAATGACATAAATTCATCATAAGAACCTTCAAAAATCACTTCTGTAGGATCCTTCACGACCACTTTATTTTCATAAACATGGTACTCATATTCTTGACAACAATCTTGGTTCATCTCAACTGGATAGATATAAAATCCACCAGGTGCTTTTTTGAAATTCACAATCATTTGAGCAGCAAGACAACCCATGCCATTTGCAAAACTAAACAATTCTGGTGAACCAGAGATTCCGTTGGCAATTTTCAGTTTGGTCAAAAATTCAGACAACCCAATACCATGACCACTTGGATAACCATCGAATTGGCGATACATACAAATGATAGGCGTTTCGTCTTCATACACATAAGTTAAGCTTCTAGTTCCCATTTTTCACTCCAAACATAATAATTAAAAAAGCAACAACTACAAAAAAATCAAATACCTGAACAGTCAACGGATTATACAACCAAGGATACTTGAATATAAATTTCATATTATCTCTCCAAAATAACATAGTCACCAAAATACTTGTCAAAGGTTGCGACAAGGTTTTCATAGTCGCCACTTTTCATTTCTTCAATAATTTTGGTGCCATCAAGGTTGAGTTGGCGAGCAAATCTCTTTGCATAACCCATTAGACAATATGCATTGCCTTCAGGCCCAGTCAAATCAATAACATTATTTACAGCAATTTGTTTTTCACGAATCATATTAAGCAACCTTCAACATAACGGTAGGATATTTCACAAAACCAGAGGTATCTTTTTTTGCTTTACCTTTAGCATATAAACCAACAACAACACCACGGCGGTCAAGGAATCGCAAATCAGAATCATCGCCATTAATCACTGTACGAGAAAAGTAGGTTTTAGGTAATGGTTCGGTTTTCTTAACACCGAAAACAGTAGCGATGTTGTAACCTTGTAATATTGCTTTTTGCACATCAGCATCATTTCCGTCAGCAGCAGAAAAAGTCAAATCATAATTATCATTCAAAGCGACTTTGCGACCAAGAATTTTGGTGTAGTCATAAAATTGAAATTGAGAAAATGCATCAAAAATATTTCTGTAAACAACACCGTTACGAATTACTTTGTATTTTTCCCATGATATGTCGGAAGTGCCATTCAAACGAAAAACTGGAATCAAATCTTTTTTAATTGATTGTTTAATTGCCAATTCAATGTCTTTAACTAGGCTTGCCATGAATTCATCACGATTTTCAAAAAACATTTTCGTTTTACGAATACGGGCATTTTGAATAACATTGGTTGATTCACCCTTTTTGAACATACCGCCACGACCTGCAGTATTCAAGCAAGCAAATTTGCAACCTGCAGTTGCCTTGGGGCAAGTATTATAACCAGACAATGAAGCAGGTGCAAGGTGTAAAATGTAGGTCATATAACCTTGCTTCATACCCTTGAGCACTTTAGGGTTTCCAACTGTTAATAAATTCATAATTCAATCGCCTTTTTTTATCATCATGTAACCATTGTATCACAATAAGGTAAGAAGGTCAAGCACTATTTGGCACTTGTTGTTTAAAAACAACACTCATTGCTTAAAAACAACACTCTCATCTTCGCATATTTGCTTGATCCACTGCCTCTTCCTTCGAAAAAATTGGGACAGCATTTGATTTATGCAAAGTACCAATACCAAGTATTTTGTCACCTGTGTATTGTTTTCCATAAATTGGTTTTGTTGCATTACCAATGCCTGTGTTACGGCTTGGATAATGTGGAGTTTCTCGATGATATTGCTCAATTGGTTTCTTAGAAACCTGAATTGACTTTACTTTGTATTTTTCAGAAAAATTGGTTGTTTGTGCTTTCATACTATCAAGCCATTGCTGATATTCAGCAGCTTCTTGTTTAGTCTTTTTTTTCTTTTTAGATTTTTGGTAAGTATAAATTAGCATTGTTTATTGGGTGTACTTTTTTGTACCGAAATGCATCAAAGTCAATCCTAACACAGCAAGCAAAAACTGTGCGGTAGATTCAAGCATTGTTGCCTCTGGCATGTGTTCCATACCACCGACTGCACCGAACACCAAGAAAAAACCTAAAATTATTCTAATCATACCAACTCCATTTCTTCAAAAATTTCTTTTCTCATTAAATCAGTATCCTGAATAGCGAATGAGAGAAAATTGCATAGCCTTTCACCAACTGAACCAGCAAGAATTTCTGCCAGCATGTTTAATTCAGTGTCATTCATTTTGATGATATTATCAGCAACCGAAATTACAACAAAAGAATTTAATTTATTCATTAAGTCTCCACAATCAATTTATATGTACCATTGTAACACAAAAAGGCAATAGTGTCAAGCACTAATTGATGACTGTTGTTTTTCTGCAACAGCAGAAATATGTTTACATTTCCCGCGGAAATTGTAACCTGTGCAGGTGCAAGAATATGCAGAATTTGATAATTCCACGGTATATTGTTTTTCTTTGGATTTTACTAAAAAGACACGGACACCAAATGCTGGTTTTTCCGTTTTTAGTAGTTTTGCCAAACCTGAATGGCTTGACCGAACAAAGGTTCTGTACCGTTTGTCCAATTTGATATTTCCAGATTTTGATATCATTATCTTATTCCCACCGTGAACGGCATGGGCGATAATCTTGCCTTTATTGTCAAGCAAATAAGTATGGTTTGTCTGGAAATCACAATCCCACACTGTCGTTTCTTTAAGAATTTCACTCATGCCCATATAGTAACATATTATGGTATGAATGTCAAGCCCTAATATTGCTTTAGGCAACAACTAAGTTAGTGGTTACTAACCCTTGAGCAGAATTTGTGTAGATTCAGTAGCCATATCTTCTTCGAATTCTGTTACTTTTAATTTGTTAAGTTGTTTTTTCAACTCAGATTTTTCATCTTGTGTTGATTTTATTCGTTGTTCCAAATCTGCAATTTGTTTTTCTAGGATGTCTCTATATGACATAATCTTTTTCCTCTTGTCGCAACAATCTCCAAACATTTTTGTCCTTCTTTTGTTGCTGTTTTATTTTTACAAACCCCTCTTCTTCAGTTCGTTTCGATTTAATTTTAATCGATTTTTGATGATTCTTATTTGTGAACATTTTATAATACCATACATCCTTTCTTTATGTGTAGCTCAAATAATTATCTGCTATGCCAAGTGCAATAAGGTCACCAGGAGCCATCCACACATCTGTCGGTGGTAACAATTTTGATCTTATCTTCTTCAAATCTAAATCTGTTGCTTCTTTAAGAATATCAGTCATTCTTTTGTTTGTTGATTCCATTTCCTTACCATAGGCTTTAAGATCGTGGTGTTTCCCTTCGGATGAAGAGTAATATTGGTGACACATGATACTAGTATTTCTAGCAATGAATCTTTCACCTTTTGCACCACTTGCAAAAATCAAAAACGCTGCTGATATCACAGAACCAACACCAATTGTTCTTATTGGATGCTTAGAGTTCTTCATTATATCAATCAAAGCAAATGCCTGAGACAAATCACCACCAACTGAATTAATCATTAGTGTGAGTATTTTCTCGGGCTCTGGTTTGAGATTTTCATATACTATCCAACGGATAGCACTTGACACGCTATCTTCATCAATATCATTACCTAGATAATGAAAAGATGCAGAAAGTAATCCAAGATTAACCGTCTCGGCTGCACTCATTATTTCGTCTAATTCTTTTTTGTCAGCCTTTGTTGCCATTATGCCATTCATATGCGGTTTTTAAGATATCTACTATATCATACCTTGGATTATATTTCAACACTTCTTTAGCAATAGTGTTATCGGCAACTAAACTATCCGCATCACCACTACGCCGAGGATTGATTGTATAGGTAACTTTTTGATTGATGATTGATTCCAGTGCGGTGATCATCTCAAGGATAGAATGACCTCGGTTTGTACCAAGATTCATTGTGATTGATTTATTGCCTTCTAGTAAGTAATTGGCTGCATTGATGTGTGCTTCTGCAACATCCGATACATGAACATAATCTCTAATACAAGTGCCATCTGGTGTATTATAGTCATTACCGTTTAACTGAAAGTTATTTATATTTTCTATCAATCGAGGAATCAAGTGTGTCTCTGGTTCATGTGCTTCGCCAAATTCACCATCAGGGTCGGCACCAGTCAAATTGAAATATCGAAAAATAACATAATTCAAACCAGAAGCTTCAATTGCCTGCTCGGCACACAGTTTAGAATTACCATATGGAGAATTGTTAAATTTTTCATCACTTTCCAATATGGGTGAATCTTTTGCTTTATAAACTGCTGCGGTGGATGAAAATACAAGATTCTTTACGCCATGATGAGACATTACATTAATAAGATTACAAGTACCACCAGTATTGACTGAATAGAACTCAGTTGGTTCCTGAAATGAAATGCCCGCTTCGATTCGAGCAGCCAAATGAACAACCACATCAAATTTGATTTTACTAAACAAATCATGTAAGGCATCTTGGTCTCTGATATCTGCATAATGCATCGTATCAAAATAAGGATTAAGTGTGTGTCTCTTATGCCCTAGACCAACAACTTTCCAACCACCCTTCTTTAATGTTTTTGCTAGATGACTACCTAAGTAGCCTGCGCCACCTGTTATCAATGCTGTTTTCATAATATGATTTTTATTCCTGGTCCAACTTCAATTTTTTCTTCTTTGCGAATGGTCGCTGGTTTTGTATCATTCTTCCAAGGAAATTGATCAAAGTATTTTTCTTTGTTAATTTTATTACCTTTTGTGAAAAATTCTTCTGTCACGGAGTTGGCATTTCCATTTAATCGATATGCAACACTGTTTGTATTCGTACAACCATAATTTGTAAAATCAGTTTTCAGCGCATCAAAGAATTGTCTATCTGCGCCCCATTGACCGTACCAAGCATGACCAATCCGAACAGCAACATCACGCCGTATGGCAAAACATGATGTATCAATGTGATGTACTTTAGGATTAAAATATACAGGCCATTTGCCAAGCGATTCACAATTGTCTTCACAGAGAAATTTTCCTTCTTCATCGTGTATGTTCCTTAGAGAATAAACCCAATCATAACCTTCTTCTAATTTTCGCACCATCTTTTCAATATGATCCGATTCAAACCAGTTGTCTTCATCCAAATAACAAATAACATCTGCATTGACTAAAAATGAAGAAGCTGCATAAACTCTATGCCCATACCAACCTTTGCCAACATTCTCTTCCAATTCAATTATTCTGGTCTTAGATGAACCCACAAGAATTTCTCTTGCCTTTGGTTCATACTGACAACCATCGATGAATATGTAGTGGGTGAGATTTTCATATGTTTGTTTATCTACCGAATCAATACACTTTGGTAAATGTTCAGAAGCAATCGTTGGTGTAACAACAGCAACTTTCATTTTGCTTTTCCTAACATGTTATTGTCATTATAAGCTTCTCTAATTATTTTTGGTGTTAGAAAAGGAATTTTTATTTCCCTTCGAATACATTTAACCAATAATTCAGCTTCATCTTTATGTAGAGACACTAAAATAATTTCCAACAATTTTGATAACTTTTTAGGTTCAACATTTGTTCGTCTTGGATGATTCTTAACAAACCGATAAATTTTATTCATCTCCATATCCAAATAAGTCATATTTAAGCCAGCAGGAGAAGTATCTGGTTTATAATTTGGCACTTCAACATCAAACACAACATCAGGATTAAAAGAAGCTTCCAAGAATTCACGAAACATTTTATGGTCGTATTTTCTTAACACATTCAATTTAGCTGCTTTGTCTGGTGCTGCTTCAAAATCTTCAAGAATTTCGGAATATAGTTTTTCTGCACTCATTAGAATTCATCAATCACGTTAAATAGATTTTTGAGACGGTTCGCAATTAGGTAGTTCATAAACTCTTGCTTAGTTTTACCTTTTGCGCTCTCATAGGTATGTAGTATAGATTCTTTCAGATTTTCAGGTATTTTTGTAAGGTCGATTAGTGTTTCATTCCGTGAGAAATTACGCAACATCAAATCATTACAAAATTCTGAAGGTTCTTGATTCATCCAAACAATAATTTTAGCTTCTGTTATCGGTTTTTGTCTCGTAGCAGTAACAAAACAATCATCAGCACTAAGAATATTAGGAACACCATCACTTTTATCTCCACGAATAATAAGTTGTTTCAGTTGTGCAAGAGGTAATGGTTCTTTGATTACCTTCTTTAGAATTGGTGAGTATTGTTCAACATTAGGGAATCTTTGCAATTGAGCAAAGTCTTTATCTGAGGAAAGAATCATCACCTTTTGTGTAGCAGCAAACTTCATTGTCAAAACAGCAATGATATCATCAGCTTCACACGTTTCAATTTCAATCACTTTATATGGCGAGTGTAATTTCAACTCGTCACGGATTTTATTGAGACAATCAAAGATAGTATTCCAATCGTGACCAGAAGATTCTCTTGCCTTCTTTCTTCCTGCTTTGTATTGAGGAAAGATACTACGGCGCCAATAGTTTTTGCTATCACAGGCAATAACAACCTCAGGCCCATGGGACTCTTTATACTTCTTCACATAGGTGCGAATGGTATTCAAAATCATATGGCGAACTAGTGTCTCATCTACCGCAATTTTAGATGAGCCAATCTGTTCCATTAAGTTTGAGATTGCTACTTGATTATAATCAACGATTATCATAATAAGGCCATTATACTATAGTTTTATGTAGTTATGTGGCAAAGATGGTTTAATCTTTGGTTGCAAACGGCCATTTTGGTAGATCAGTAATTGTATCATTAAATCTCCACAGTTTTTAATTCAAATCTATCCGCTCGTTCCTCATGGTTAATATAACCACGGGGGTTACAAACGATGCGAGTAGAACCAAGCATATAATCAAAATCTTCATGTGTATGTCCATGAGTCCACAATTTAATTTGTGGATGATCAATAATGTATTCATCCAATGAAGTGCTATATGCACCATTCATTAATGTGTCATGCCTATAACGAGCATGAGTAGACAACTTACTAGGTGCATGATGACCAACAACAACAAACTTTTGGTCAAACTTACCTTCAATCACAGTCTGAATGTATTCAATCATTTTCTTGTGATCAACAACAGAATCTTCTGGCGAAAAATGAGAAATCTCTTCTTTCCTCTTATGACCAATTACGGTGTAAGCACCATTCTCTTTTGTAGCGTACATACCGCCATTTACACCATCTTCTGTATAATTGGGATTTAGTTCATAGATTGGAACTTTCCTAGAAATCACACGAAGACTATTCTTAACACATTGAAAATCATTCATTCTACGGCTAACATGATTCATAGTCATTTCATCGCTATTGTTCATATTAGTCCACAGAGTTCCACCAACAAAGGTTACATCATCGATAATCTTAACTTCTTTGTCAAGAAAATAAACATTGCTCAACATATTAGATTCTAACATTGATTTGATTTTGTTTCCACTTGTGGCAAAATCACCATTATAGTGTTCATGGTTACCCATAATATAAATCACATGTGGAAACTGAAAGGAACAACGCTTAAAGAAATCGATAACACGATGACTTCTTGCACCTTCAAATATATTATTTTCGTCTGGTCGACCAATATCGGCAGCCAAACAAATATCACCACCGAGTATTAACACATCGGCATTTTCTGTATTCTGTAAATTAATATCCCCCCACTCCAGGTGAATATCCGAGCATATTGCAATTTTCATTTTATAATCCTAATCAATACCGTATCAGCGCTGATCCTTCCTGATAAAGGAGATTCTACTGTCTGAATACTATCTATAACATTTTTGAGAAACACTTTTCCGCCACCAATGACTTCTGAAATAAATTGTTCTGGTTTTCTCAACTTCTTTTGTACCGATTTACTTTCGGTGTAATTTACAACTGTTGAGCCTTTAATTGATAATCCACCCGCATCATCAGCAAAGTAACAACCAAGTTTTCTAGTCTTTGCATTATATACCCAAAGAGCAGAAGCACCGATGATTGATTTTGGATCTACCGACTTAAATTTAGTCGCTTCATCTTCAATACAATATTTTAGGTTAACAATCAATTCATCGGGTGATTTAACTTTTCTCTTTTTTGGTGTGCGATTCTTTTTAGATTCATCTTCCAACATCAAAGCATCATCAATCATTTTTGAAAGAAATGCTTCAAATCGCTTCAATTCAACTTTATTGAAATTAGAATAACCCTCTGTCAATTGCTCATCATCACCAACAAGAGCTTCTGCAATCTCTCCACGGACTTTTTTGTAGTGTTCAACAATCGCCTTAGTGTGGACAAATTTTGCTTTCAATTCGACCATCATACCTCTAGGAGTTTTACTGGACTCTTTACAGCCATTCAAAACAAAGTCATCAACAAATCCATCTAATTCACCAATAATGCGAGAAGCGGAATCTTTGATTCTTTCCTGAATTGATGGAATTATAGAAACTGATTTTGTTGAAGAAATGTCAATAATTGGTTCTTTTACCAATTTCAACTTTTCAATCTCATCTCCCAACCAATTTGTATTCTCTTTGGGTAGAATACCGCCATTGTTTACAATACGGCAAATCCAACCAAATGAACTGGTTTGGTTTTTAATGTTTACTTCAGAGATTTTTAATTTGAGTTTTTTGTTGAGATATTCACTTGCCCATCTTAGGGCATCTTTGGCATCCTTGTTTTGGGAATACCAATTCAAGGCTTTCGTTAGCTGCAAACGAGTTAAATCACCAACAATTTTTGGTTCAGTACCTGAATAAAGTGTGTTAGCATCTAGCACTCTTGCCATTATAAAACCCTCATAATATTTGATTTAGATACACATTATATCACAACCTATGGCGCCTGTCAAGCTGCAAAAAAGGTAACTATTGTAAGAAAACAACCATCATTGCGATGGTTGCCTTTTTTACCTTGATAGTGGATTATCCAAAGCCTTTTGTATTTTACTATCAAGTTCTTTTCTCAATTGGCGAACATCATCTTCAGATTCACGTTGTGCCTGCTTTGTGGTTCTCTCTACCTGTTCAACAACCACTTCAAGACGGCGCAAATCTTGCTTCAAATCATTCTTAATGTCTCTTGTGTAATCGGTAGTTTTCTGGCTGTTTTCTTCAATCACCGCTAATCTTTTATCAAAGACGGATAAATCTGGTGAGATGTATTCAGTAATCTTCTTCTTCATTCCTTGATAGTCTTTATAAATTTCAAATGCACCATATAGACCACCAAGCATAGATGACACTAATGTGAATGCTATCATCAATTTCGCAGGAGTAAATTCATAACCTCCTATTGAGATGACAGTATATTTACTTGCATATTTTTTTGCCGCCTCTTCTAGCTGCTCGACCTTTTCATCAAGGTTCTTATTATTTGCTGTCATTTTATTTTCCTTATATTATCTACCTTCATATTGCTGCTCCACCATTTCATTATGTAATCTATCAGTACCACCAAACATTCTTAGATTGGCACGATTATCAACTGTTTTTTGATTGCCATAAACTTGATATGGTTTATAGAATTGTTGCTGCGTGATTAGCTGTGTACTATAAGCATCAAATCCAGAAGTGAAGCCCATTGCCTGAATGACAATATTCTGAACTGCTTTTTGTGCTTCTAAATCGGATGCTTTGCCCATTTCATTGGAAAGGTCTTTACCCTTTTCTACGGCTGATGCTAGTGCTGCAGCCTCTCTTCGTTCTTGGATTGCTTGTCGAGCCGTTGGTGCTGCTGATCTATCAGGTGACGCTTGAGAATTATTAGAATTCTGTGACGAAGAACTGCCTCCAGAGCCTTTCGAAGTATCATCTTTTCTATCCTCTTGTTTGTTATCACCCCTTGGTTCATTTTGAGCCATCTGTTGTTGTGGTGGGGGTGGCGGTGGCACCAACTGAACTGCACCTGGTGCAATTGCAACATTAGCTGTTGATGCTCTAACAGTAATTGCTCTATCTACATTGGTATCACCAGTGATTGACACTCCAGTAGAAACTGTGCCGTCATTACTGATTGTTGTACTGGCAGTATTTGTGGCCACAATAGTATTTACTGGATCATTAACTCTTGTTGCAGCTGTGTTTGATAACGATGCATTGACAGCAGTTGAATCAATGTTAGGCACTAGATACTTGATAGCATAAGCAGTAGCATAACCTTCACATCTGTTGCTATATAATGAATCAATGATACATCGAGAATTTAAGTATGCTTGTCCGTATCCATTACATGTAGTTGAATATAGAGGATTTACAGAACATTGGTGTGTTAAGTAAGCAGAAGCATAGCCTGGACAGCTCAAATTATATAATGTATTCAATGAGCATTGTTGATTAAAGTATGCAATTTGATATCCTGAACACGACGAATCAAATAATGCACTTATAGAGCATTGTTGAGTAAGATATGCTGCTTGGTATCCTGAACATGAAGGTGACGATAGTGGATTAATAATACATTGGTCAACAGCATTAGTGCCACTTGAAGCTTCCCAACTAAACCCAGCCGTTGGACCAGTAAATCCCATTCCATTATAAAGTTGCACATATTGACCTTGTGATAAATCTCCAGTCGTGCCGATAGTAACGCCCTGAGTTGAAGAAACAAATGTGCCGCCATAACGAACATCAAATGCACCAGTATTGTTTATTTTTAATTCAAAAGTGTTTCTATTATTTATTTGTCCATACTGACTTTGATTGTACCATCCATAAGTCATAGAGTCTGTTGTTCCACGATAGTAAGTAGTGTTGCCATCAAAATCAACCAAGTCTGTCCATAGTGACATAATAGAATAATTATAACCAGTATTTGTATTTGTGGTTAAATTTGAACCATGACAGCAGAAAGAATTATTCCAATCTGGCCAACCATTGCCTATTGGTCTACCAAACTGAACAACACCATTGCTATACATTGTGGATTGATTAAATGCCTGGCCCCAATATGGAAATTGAAATGATAGTGGAACATCTTTCCACCCATCATCACCAAGTTGAGCGGAAGTGGAATCTGTCATGTTATTAATGTTTTGAAGTGGAAGTGCAGCAGAGCCTTGACCCACTGAAATTGATAATCCAGATCCTCCAGGAATTGGAATTGATACTAAACTACCTGTTCCACCATTAACTGTAATCACAGTTAGATTAGTTCCTGGAATTAATAATTGTGCTTGTGCAACTGAGATACTCATTAAACAACTAAACAAAAGAAAAACCAAAAACTTCACTGATTATTCCTGACTTTTAACTTTTTGTGGTTGACGCTTAGGATCTGCTGCCCAAATTTCTTTAGCAGCTTCACCTATCTTACCGTCAATAGGACATGGAGTTCCTGCGTTCATCATGGCAGAGAATACTCTTTCATCCTGACACATAACGGCAACAGCGGCAACTTTCATACCCATGTCGTAAATGCCACGAGCAAGTTTAAGCCTTTCACAGTTTTTATCAACCATGGTAGCAGCAAAACTGATACCTAAAATTTGAGTTTGAGCAGCACCAGATATACCAACAGCACAAACATCCGAATTAATAATTGTAACTGCTGGTGCAACTGCTGTTGGTGGAGGTGACTTTACTGTTGTTGTGCTGTTTGACGTAGAGTCGGTTATACTTCTGGAAGTTGAATCAGTAACGATTGGCTCTGCTTGAGCCAATGTTGATGCACATAACGAAATCATAGCGGCAAATGCTAAGATTTTTTTCATGGTTGTTTTTTTCCTTGATTGTTTGTATAATCCCTTGCATCACAAAAATCAATCAATAACCATGAAATAATTCAATAACTAGCATATTTAGTTAGTTCTGCTGTCGGAGAATCCTCAGCTACATGTTTTTTATGACATTATAAAATTTGGTCCAGCGTGAGAGAATCGAACTCCCATTAGAAGGGTAGAAACCTACGGTATTATCCATTATACTAACGCCAGAAATTTAATGCCCTCCCTCAGATTCGAACTGAGACTTCACGGCTTCTAAGACCGTTCTCTCTACCAATTGGAGTAGGAGGGCGTAAACCTAAATCGATTATACTAAGCTTGTCGTGTTAGAAAGTGCTTCTTGATTGTCTTGGGTGCAAAATACTTGTTGACAATCTCAATGGCAATCTTTTCATCAACGTGCTTGCATGAGAAAATATCCAGATAGAAATCACCACAGGAATTTACAAAGTGAGCAGTAATGCAAGAAGTCTCAATCAATTGCACCAGAGAAAATCCTGCCTTGTCTTCAGCATGTGCAGCAAAGTGTTCGATCAAAGGTTCACCAAATGCCTTCATATCAATTGCAGGCACTAACTCCTTTACGAAATTATACACACTTTGACGGTCTTTGATGTTATCATTTCCACCAGCACAATCCAAAATTAAATGTTCACCCCAGTAGTTCATTGTTTGTTTCTCCTTTTAAGTTATGTTACGAAAATAATTATTGGTGCCCCAATCAAAACTCTTGGACTCTCGGAGGCATCAATCAATTGTCGGTCCATTTCCATTACGAAAATTAGCCTCACCGCCTTCTTCTTTGATTAGTTTAATGACATCTTCAAAAAGAATAGGTCTAAAATCTGTTTGTTCAACACAAACACAATGATAACGAACATCAATTACTTCACCATTCATCACACGATTTGCATGTGTGTGTCCGTGAATGTTTGTTCCAAATCTTCCAAGACTTTCTGGATGAATTGGAATATGAGACAGAATCATTCCGTTCATTACATGATATGCACGAAGCTCACGAAAATGTTCCCTGTATTCATCATCACGAAAGATATCATGGTTACCACGAATCAAAACTTTATCACCGTTCAGTCTACGCATAATCCCCATAGCCTTGCGGTTAATAACAACATCCCCAAGATGATATACTTTATCATTTGGTTTAACTGTTTCGTTCCATCTCTTAACCATTTCTTCATCCATTTCTTCAGGACTATCCCATGGTCTTAATTTTGTCACTCCGTCATTTCTTGTGAATTTACATACACCAAGATGCCCATAGTGGGTATCAGATACTAGATATACACTTGGCATAATAAACTCCTATAATTATTGGTGCCCCTTGACAGAATCAAACTGCCATCAACTGATTACAAAACAGTCGTTTTATCATTAAACTAAAAGGGCGTACTTTTTGCTTATTTGTGTCTCGGGTGAAAGAATCGAACTTTCGACACATGCTCCCAAAGCATGAATTTTACCATTAAACTAACCCGAAAAAACTTGGTAGGGCTAAAGGGTAACGATCCCTTTTCTACGGATTAAAAGTCCGTTGCTTCACCTTAAAGCTTTAACCCCACATTGGCATAACCTGAGAGATTCGAACTCCCATCGCAGGGTTTTGGAGACCCGCATCTTGCCATTAGAACAAGGGCATATTCTTACAATAACTCATGTTTCAAATTTACTGATTCGGAATAATAACCATTTGATTCTCCTAACCAACGAACATCAACATAACCTTTGCGTGTAGCAAATTTGTAGTATGTCCAACTACGAGACTCATAATTGTCTAAATCTTCTTCTGGTGCTTCGCCTGATACTTCTTCAGCAATCAGCAATGGTTCACCCTCTAAGTCTGATAATTCGCCAACGATATCTTCTATCGAAACTGACTCACAACAATCTTGGTAATGCAAGAAATAGAATTTTTCAGTAGCATTCGCAAACACCATTTCAAAACCATCTTGTGTCACCGAAGTGAACACCTTTCCAACCATATTTTCTATATTCATTTTTATTTCCTCACAACATTAAAACATTCGGCGAGCTCAAATTGTAAAAGAACAATAAAAAACCCCTAGAGCTTTTAGGACTAGGGGTTGTTGAATTTTAGATTTCTAAATTCTAACTTTATACAACCCCTACCAATACAATAAAAGCTTGAGTCTGACTTCTTGGTGAGCGATAATCCGCCGGCCATGTTGTTGCAAACTTAACACAGAGTGATGTTGATAAATGTTTATAAATATTTTTCATGCTGCTATTATATATGCTTTTTAAGTAAAAGTCAAGCACTATTTTGGCAACATTAAAATATTTTTGTAATTGGCATGTTGCCGTTTACACTACCATCTTCTTTCATGTAGTATAAGTTACCATCAGTATCAACTGTCGCTGAACCGGCAAAGAAATAATCATCCAATTCTTTGAAACGGCTCAAATCAGCATCTTCACACACTCGAATTGTGCAAGTTTGTTGCCCCAACCACTTTGATGCGTTATAATCTGATTGTGAGGCGATAAACTTCGCCTGTTCTTTGCTTTCTGCATGAACAATATGCACTTCATAAAATGAACTTACTGATTCCACGGAAAAGCGCTTCAATTTTGACTTTTTTGTTGCCTTCATTGCAGCTAATTTTGTTTTTTTCATTTTTTCAACTTTGTCTTTACTCATTTTTTATCTCCAACATCTCCAACTAGAGAAAATTCAATTTTTGTGATAGAATCCCAACGGAAACTTCGCCATCCGTCATTTTCAACATCAAAAACCGGCAAAACTTCATCAGATTTTGCTTTTTCCGATCCCTTGGGTGTAAATTCACTTGGAATTTTTGACTCCAAGAGTGTACACTTCATCAAGCGCTCACTTCCATCTTTTTTGGTGAAGGTAATACCAACTACACTCTCGTGCAGAAGAGTCCGAAGCCAATCTTTTTCTCTTTTCGTACTAAAAGTCAATTTTTTTTCAGTCATTTGATTTTCCACTATTAAATTTTATTCCACTACCCTGTAAAAACATACCCAAAATGATTACTGCCACCCAAGCCTCTAATGTGAACGGAATTGCTAACACAAAAATCGTATTCAAAGACCAAATTACAAGTAACGGACCAAGAGCTGCAATAGCAACTAACAGAATTAACCACAAACCTATTTTATTCATCTTCCATCTCTTCTCGGTCCATTAAATTTTCCCTTAGATTCCATTGCTCAAGAATTTCTTCTGGAATATCATCTAAAGAATCCACATCGGAGTATTCGTAAAATTCATCATAGCCTTCACAGAATCTTCCAACGAACTCCATACCCTCTTCAAGGTAATGTGCATCAACATTGTAACTATCACTAATCATCTCATACAAAACAATTGGCGGTGCCCATGGAGAATCAAACCAGAATGATATGGAAGTACCGTCTTCATTTAGTTCCCAATCTTGTGCATCACAGTTCCATTTGCAGCCCCAATTTTGAACATTCCAATCATACCATCCTTCTTCTTTTAATTCAACTGGAGTTGGCAGGAAAAAATTAAACCAATCTTTACCATTGCTTTCATCAAGGAACTTTTGAAATTCATCAATAGACTCCTTGTCACCTTTGAGTTCAATTGTATTACTGCACCAATTTGGCATTTTTATTCCTTCATTTTGAATTAATAATTTTTTTCAGATCATCAATTATAACAGAACCTGTGACCGAGGTGAGGTACTCTTCAAACCATTTACCTGATTTTGTTGTTTTTCGTACAACACAACCATATAGTCCTGTACCAGTTAAGTTTTTGACATAGTTCTGTGGGTCACCAAGAATCGCTTCAAACGAATCATTGAATTCTGGCATCCCCGCTTCATTCTCCTTAAAGAAAGCTAAATGATACATATCTCCATTTGAGCTATTATCAATTGTAGTGCCTCCAGAATACTCTTCCTTAAAGGTAAAGAATGAAAGCTTCAAACCATTAGTATCACATGGCAAGAACCAAAAACCATCGAATGTTTCTTTATTAGACATACTCTTCCTTTTTGAATATTTGGCGATTATAATCCTTCTTTGAGGTAGCTACTCTCATACGATACTTAGGTGTTCGTAAATCTTTAGCTACAAGGTTTCTAGGTTTAGCTATATCACACAGCCCGGACACCCGCCATTGTATAGATTCTCGCTTCACTTGTCAAGCCTTATTGTATTCACTTCAAGGAATCAAACGGTGTTTGCCGTTTGCAATTCTTGCATCACATTCTAAAGAAAATACCAAAAACATAAATTATAATCAGACCAAAATTTACGGTCATAATTGCTTTATCCTGGATCATGTAACCCCATACAAAAAACAATAGGGCACCAAGATTCAATAACCAGATGTTCATAGGATCCAGCATCAGTGTCGTTGCCAGAGCACCACCAAGGGTGACTGCTGTTGCAATCCATTTAATTTTATTGGCTAATAACATATGGTTTGTTCCACTTTCCAACATTGATATGGTAATAATATGCCGTGTGGAAATAATCAGTCTGAGCATCCGACTCATCAAAATAATCCGCAACAAGCAATGCTTCTTTAATTTCTTTTAAAGCGGCAAGTGCTTTTGGTTTATCTTTATAATGGTCATCCAACCAATAAGGATTCACTTGAACATTATCACCGCCAAAGTCAATTGGTCCGGATTTAATATTCACGGAAATACTGGAGTGGTTATGTACACTCAAGGATGCCTTTAAGCCATATTTTTTCAAAACTGGTTTCATTGCGGCAGCAATAACCGCTTTCTTTTCTTGATTCATATATGCCATGATTACATACTCCAATAAGATTCTGAGGAAGGTGAACAGTAGTATGGCGTATCATACCGTTCTATGAATTGTTTGCCATTCATTAAAT